GTCGAAGGGGGCCTTGCGGAGGACGTACACGGGGACGAGGTGACTCGCGAAAATAAGAAAATTTATAAAATTTTTTCGAAAGAGGAGGAGGGTTGTGCTAGACACGCCCACTTCCAGTCGTTCCATTCGGCATCAAGTCCACGTTCGATGACACGCTCATCGCCAGTGGGATCAGTGACAACAATCTTATGGGATGATTCGACCAGTAAAAACAGGTACGAGTCGAGATCGTGATCATTCACGATATTGATATCACCCTTGTTGTTCCGGAACCTGTAACTGTGTACATATCGGGGGTGCTTCACACACGAAAATGCAAACTTGTTGGCGCCATCGTCACCCTCGAACCAGACGGTGACTGTACACGAGTGACGGATACACTCACCCACAGAGGCGAGTATAGGAGAATTCAAAACTTGTGTGAACTTGACCCCCCACTCCTCTTCAAACTCTTCAGAGCTGGGGCGGTCGAGTGCCTCCCATAGAGCCTCCTCGATACTCTTGAGTGCCATCTTTTCGTCTATTCAGCGTCTCGCGTTTTTATCTGGGCCTGTGGTAAGGATGCCCACTCTCACACGTGGTGAACCCGGCGAGTCGAGGTTCTCGAATAGAAATATCAGCAACCAGGCACATGCCATGGTGGAGCGCATTCTGTGGCACAGAAGCAATTTCAATAATTATAGGAATGCCCGAAACGAGAATTACCTTCTTATGGATAATGACAATAAGAAGGTGCTTGGTTTTGCGTTCATGGCGAGCCCAAAATATAACTCATCCCGTATCTCCCTCATAGGGACGCTCCCCGGGAAGGGTTACGGGAAACAAATTATGAATCAAATTTATAAGAATGCCAAGGAAAAGGGGCGCAAGAAGGTGATTGTGTTGAATGCCGTAGGGGCGGCGCAGAATTTTTACAGGGCGCGAGGATACAAGCCTCGGCCAAACACGTCGAAAAATACGTACGGTCGACTGTTCAACAAGTCCGTATCCGCCATGCCACGTAAACGCTCGCCACGCAGGTCCGTATCACCCGTCTCAAAGAGGCGCAAGACGCCCTCTCCTAACCGTGCCTCCAACAAAACCTGAAACCTTCCCGCGCTTTGTTTCCACAGGGAAACCCGTTTCGACACGTGGCGGCACATGGGGGCCGGGGACGGACAAGGGGCGCGTGACAACAGGGACACGAGTTGGACTCGTTACACCACTCGGCGAGACAATTCTTGTGAAACGTGTGAAGACACCGGGTCGTGAAACTCTCGTTGAAAGAGACGTCATATTCGCAAATGGGGCATTCCATATTACACTATGTACTAGTCGCCCCCTTAACCCCTCCTGTGCCAGAGCCCATCCTCCTCGGAGTAGAACAAACGCCCGTCAGCCTTCATAGAATCTATGCGCGCGACCCACCCCTCTACTGGCCGCCCCTCTTCATCCTTGGCTTGGCGCGCGCGGATCTTGGCCCATGCAACAAGCTCTTGAGGAGTGGGTTCCGGGACTTGGGTCTTGGGCTTGACCCACACCCCGAGTACCGCCTTCTCAACACCCTCGGGGACGTCGAGGGTGAGCATAGGGTGGGGCTTGTACTTGAGCGTCTTGAGGAGCGTTTTGGGCGCCATCATATGTATACGGTGCCGTCCCGTTCCTCCAAGGATCCTCTTGTACACAGAACTTGTTTTTTAGATACTGGCGTAAATTCGCCCAAGGGGCGTGAGGGACCCATCATCGTTAAATATGGCACTCGTGCCCATGTGTGGATCCTCTGGGGTGCGCGTCTTCCACGAGTACCGCTCAACATAGGGCCGCGAGTCGAGTCCGTAACACGCCTGAATCATAAAAGTCTCCACGAGAGACGGGGCGAAACCTCCGGGGAACTTCCCTGACCAATCTGATACGGCGAATTCCGTGATCCATATGGGCTTTTGATACTTGGTCCATATGGCGTCAATTTCAGCCAAGAATGAGGCGGCGTTTGGTGGCGCGTACCAGTGAACGCAAATAAAGTCGACCTTCGGGGCGGCATCCATAAACTGCTCGAGCCAAGACCCCGTGGTCGAAGGGTTCCCGGCCGTTGCGGGGCTTCCGATACGGTCGCCACAGCTCGTGACGCTGGTCCACAACGAGAGCGCCTGCTGAACAGTCAGGTTAGACTGGGCAGCACCGTCCGGCTCGTTAAACCCGAGCATGACGGGTGAGTGGACCGAGGGCAGGGACCCCTTTCCCCATGACATGGGGACGAAAGGGAGGGAGACTTGCGGGGAGCCATGAAGACCCCATGTATAGTACCATTTGGGATTGACTGACGTCAATTTCGAAACGAAATTGGGGTCGGACAAGTCATACACAAAGCCCTTCTTGGTGCTCTCCATTTGTTATTAGGATATTTTAAAAGTCATCGGGCGTCTGTTTGTCTTCACGGACCTCGATGAAGACGGGAAGGAACAGGGACTTGGACTTGGTCTTCTTGTCGGTGATCAGCGCGTTGTACTTGATGGTCACAATCTTGCCCAGGTATTCGCTTGGGTCCTTGGCCCGGTCTTCGTCACTGAGCCCCGTGCCCACCGCCGTGCTGACCACGCCCCCCTTGGACTCGACCAGAAGAGAGCCAATCTTGCCCTCATATTTGCCCGCACCCGGGAGGATACCCGTGACTCTCAGGTCCGCCTCGAGCTCAGCCTTCATCTTGACCTGGTGCTTGACCCTTTTGTCCTCCCACGGGCCCTTTGGGTCCTTGAGGACCAGACCCTCCTCACCTTCGTCCAGCTTTTGCTGGTACAGAGTCAAGGCCGCCTCCATCGAGGTCACCATACAAACGGGTGCTATCCGGATACGCTCGAGGCGCGTCGAGTGGAGCATGAGATGGCGCTCCCTGTATCCCGTGGAGCACTTACCGGCCCGGAAGCTCGTGAGTGGGATAATGTCCCAGACGACCGCCCGGATCTGTTGGGCCAGCTCCTTGGTTCCCGTACCCTTCTGGAACTTGGTCAAGAGCCCGTTGCCCGTCTTGCGGTCCATAGGCTTTCCATCCGGCCCCGCCATGAGGAGCTCACCGTCCAGAACAAAGTTCTCGCCGGCCGTGAGGTCGAGTACGTCCTTATCGAGCACACCGAACAGATCGAGCTCCTTGCCGACCCGGGACCGGTATGTAACCTTGCCGTTTTCCACGACGGCGTTGAACCGCATACCGTCACACTTGGTTTGGGCCAAGCACGGGAAGGCAATCTCGCCCGTACTCACGAGCATACACGGCCATGAGAGCTGGAGGTCCGGCCAGATCTTTTGGACCGTGGATTCGCTCACACCGCACCGCAGGTTCCGGCCAAGCACGCGCCGTAGGACTTCTGCATCATCCGCGCCAAGAGCCCCGAGGGCCATGGCCACAGCGCCACGTGCATTATCACCCCGGATCTTGCGACTCGCGAGGTCTCTCTCGATCATCTCAAGGGTCGCCTCGAGGTTGGTCGCATGACCGCCCAGCTTGGGATCCGGAACAGCCTTGATGTAAAAGTTGATGCTCGGGTCGAGAGCCAAGCGGAAGGCCAACTTGAGCAAGTGGTTCCCCTTATTTTCCTTCAGAATCTGCTCCTTCTCGAGCCGGCTGGCAGTCGCCTCGAGACGGTTAAGGATGGAGAGGACACTCATGTTTTCGAGTGATTGCTCTCGGAGTCACTAGACCCTCTTGTTCACACAACTTAAAACCTCGGGGTCCTTCTTGACCACGAAACGAAAATGGAGGACCAACTCGAAAACATTTCAAAAAAGATTTTTTCGATTCTTGGACCTGGGTACAGTGAACGCGTCTATCACAACGCGTTCGAAGTTGAGCTCCGCCTGCAAGGCCTGAGTTACGAGACGGAGAAGATACTCCCCGTGACGTACCAAGGGCATACAATCGGCAACCTTCGGGCAGATCTCGTTGTTGCAGGTCAAATCATAGTCGAACTCAAGTCTATAGGCCGTCTCAAGGATGAGTTCCGGACACAGGCCCGTAATTATATGAAGCTCACGGGTCTCAGGAGCGCCCTCCTTGTGAACTTTCCACTCACGGGGAATGTGATAGAGCTCGAGCGTCTAACGACGGATCCACCACTCGAGGCCCCTTTCCTTTGAGTGCGTTTTTTTCTCTGTGAATCTCAAGTATGAAAGAACAGTCTTGGTTTGATGCAGAAGAAGTCTTTCTTTCTAAAATTGAAAAGCAGTGCAACTCGTATACCAAGCACTATTCAGTAGAGTACACTTTCTATAATAAACTGTCATCCAAGTTCAATATTCCAATACTTATAGTGTCCGCCGTGAATGCCCTGACGGCCGTGGCCCTCAACTCATTCATACGTCAGGAATATGTGAGTGTGATGAACGCCATACTGTCTGCAGGGACCGGGGTCTTGGGATCAATCCAGCTGTACCTAAAACTGAATGAAAAGATGACGAAATCTCTGAGTGCATCTATTCTCATGAAGCGTCTGGCCCTCAAGATTTCCAAGGAGCTGAGTATAGATAGAGAGCAACGCGTGACGGATGGTCAGGCTTTTCTCCAAGAGTGTTTCGCTGAATTCAACACGGCACTCGAGCAAGGAAATCCTATAGAAAAGAATCTCCCGAACCACGTGACGGTCAACCCCGAAGACCCTAAAAATAAAGGGGGTGGTCTGGCGGGCTTTGTGGCGCGCATGGGGAGCCCGAGGGTGAAAAGTGACGAGAGTCTGCGCACGATGGGTACACGTGCGAAGATGCTCTGGGGAACTATTCAGACACAGACGCCATCGGAAGCTTCTGAAGACCTGAATGAGATTTATGTTTCTTCGAATGTTCATGCTTCTTGATGAGCATATTTCCACACATATCCGGCTGAAGACTTTATACGACCCTTAAGGCAAAAGCATATCCCAGATCTTTGACAGCCGAGTTCACTGGCGGCATCGGCAAGAGATCCGAATTCTTTTATAAAATTACCATCTTTGTCAAACTGGTGAATAGGTATAGCCTTTTTAGAGTCTTTTCCTTTTGGCATTTGCCAGCCTATTCGCGCCTCGGCCATCTTTTGTCGGGTTTCATCAGACTTCGGGACTCCTTTCATCGTTTCACTTGTTTTTTTACGAGACTCTTCGGAGATGATTCGACCTTTGAGAACATCGCTTAACTTTTGTCGAGTTTCTTCACTCATTTCCTTCCCAAAGTTTGGGTTGTTTTCACCTGACATGAGTTCCCTGAAGCGAGTCTTGCGTTCCTCGGTCCACTGAACTCCTGTGTGTCCCAGTCCTCCCGGGGCCGTGTTGTATGGAGGTTTCAAAAGAGAAATATAGTAAGGTTCCCTTTCATTCATCCAAGTCTTGGCCTCTTGTTTCGTCTGGAACTCCTTGATATCCACGTCTTCGATGGTGAACATATCCACTCCGTACTTTCTCATAGACCTGTAAAGACGGGAGTCAACGTCTCCCCGGTTCGCTTCGCACTTGTGATTCGTGAAACGCTGACTGAGAGTCTTGTAGGTCTGACCTATATAAAAGTTCCCGTTCTCGAGGTTGTCTATCCTGTAAATTCGTCCCGTGTATACCATTTAATAGGAGACAACATTTGTTTTTAAGCCTCGAGAAAAGTCAGACCTCCTCTTAATCTCAAAACGAGATGGATCGTCGAATCTTTCTGCACGTTAAAATCAGCAAGTGTCCTATCATCCTCAAGTTGCTTGCCCGCGAAAATCAAGCGTTGTTGGTCCGGAGGGATGCCTTCCTTGTCTTGGACCTTCGCCTTTACATTTGCAATCGTGTCACTCGACTCGACTTCAAGTGTAATCGTCTTGCCCGTGAGTGTCTTGACGAAGATCTGCATCCTTTTACTATTTACAAGGCGTCTAGATTTTTTAAGCGCCTATGTATGAAACGAGGTTTGAGAGACCGGGGTGTTGCAGCCCATGCGACGCGGGATACACGAGGGAGCTTGGAAATAAACTTTTCAGTTTCTCGCTTACGAGCATAGATTCTCTGAGTCTCCGTGAGTCGACGCACGTTCACGTTGGCCGGGAGTTTATTCATCAGAGACCATTTACTCGTCGTGGGATTCTCTGCTATGGCACGCAGAACTTGAGGCACGGTCACGCGGGGTTTCGGGGTCCTGAACCGGAACGTACGTGCGGTGGGCAAGTGCGTCTTCTTCAAGGTTCCGGGCCTCGGGTGCCGTCCTCCCGCTCGGACAGACGGGAAGGCGTGACGGAGCCTCCGGAGTCCTGTGGTCACTGGACCAACCTTCCCACCACCCGGAGAATTCACGGGCGTTCTGTTCTTCACGTAATCTGGAGGGGGCAAGCAAGACGACACGATGTAGACCCCCCGTCCCAGGGTCTCCATGATGTCTTCTAGGGACAGTCTATTTCCCTTGCGGATGGCGGTGTACACTTCACCCAATTCGGGAAGGCCCTCGTGTTTCAGATTCCATTCATCCTCAACCACGGGTCGACGCAGGGGGAGCCGACGGACATATCCAAAACTAGGAAAACGCTCGTCGCTGAAAGCGACGGACATGTTCGGGTACCGGTCCCCTTCGAAGTATGTGCGGGCCAGAACATTCCCGTGGTGGATCCCCGCCTGACCCGCCTTGCCCCGGAAGAAATTCTCAAGTTTTTGATTATTTCCAAAGTAACGAGCGGCTATTTTGCGCCCGGCCGAAATGTACATGCACTTTCCGGGTTCGGCGAGGAATATGACGACGCGTCCCCTCGGAACAATTTTGTAGACTGTATTTGTGAAATTTGCGAGAATACCGTGTCCCTCGACCCACTTGGCGCCATGGGCCCGCCATGTCCGTACGATCTTATCCTCGAGTTCCCCTGCAGTTTTCGTGCCCCGCGTCCAAGGTGGGCTCATGCTACTAATACATATTAAAATTATCTTGTATGAGGGGCACGGCACACTTGGTGAAACGTGCTGATATGGCCCGGAGCTCATCATTCACGTGGTCCCGAAGATTTCGGAACTGTACAATAACACCATCCACGTCTTGGGCCTGCATCAGGCTCTGAAACAAATCAATCGAGACGGCTTGCCACATCTCAAGGACCTGACGAATCTCCATCTTCTTCTGGGTCGCCTTTTCACGCTGCTGGAGTTTTGCTTTGAAAATGTCCTCGTTGATATCCTTGATCATGTACTTGACTCGGATGTCCCTATTATCATTTATACGATCCGTTCTGTACCTATTCAGGACCACATAATTCACGTGGTTCCACATACGATGAATATTCATAATTTCCTGATTTTTTGTCAACCGATACACTTCGCGCCACTCGGGAATACCGCCGCATGGTATGTCTCCGGGCTCTCTCACGAGCCCGCCATGAGCACGCATCCACTCGTAATAGTGTGGATTATGGACCCGGCCCGTCTCTATGGTCCCGCGGCGCCAGCTGAACGCCGTGTGACACTGTGTACAAAACATCTGGTCACACCCGTCAATCTTGAAGATGACCGAAGCGCACTTGGGGCACGGGCGCGAATCCTTGGACAAGAGTTGGGCCGTCGCCACGGAGTTGGGGTCGCACACGTGGTGAGCATTCTTGTCTAGGCCCTTGACCTCGTGGCAATCAGGACACGTCCAGTTTTCACACAGGCCACACTTCCACACGGGACTCAGGAACCCCTTGCAGCCACCATGCGGACACGCACGCACGAATTGACGTCTTTCGACCCCGACAGACCCATCGCGGTTATAGATGGATATGCAATATTCGTGAAAAGATGCCTCGCATTTCACCATGCCAATCTTCTTCTCAATATCGTACCACTGACGGAACTTTTCGATCCGGCCCTCAATTTCCGACGAGAGATTCGCCCGGACCGTCATTTCCGCCGGAGTGATGCGATTCAGCTCCAGCTGTTCCTTTTGAAACTCGGCCACCCGAGCCTGACACTCGGCAATAAGAGCACGGTAATGGCGAATCTTCTTTTCGACCTCCACGTATGGTTGGGTCGAGGGCATGAGGCTCCTCTCGCGCTCAAAGAGGAGGTCCTCTCGGCGCTTTTTAAGTTTTGTATTTACAAATTTCGCCGTAAATGCGTCGACTATAGTCGCGCGGCCCCACCCCTTGCGACAGGACATACAGTGAGGATCTTCGGCCGTTTCGAGAATGTACTTTTCTGTACACATCGAACATGCACCAAAGGGACAATAAGGACACTTTATGTTTCGTCGGGTCGAATTATTAAACGGTTCACAACATACATCGCACATATCCTACTTGGGTTCCTTTTCTTTTTCCCGAGGTCGACGGACTGTGGGTCTCTTCGGCGGGGGCACGTACGTCGGAGGGGGTCCGTAATCAGGTGGCTCGGGAAAGGGGGCATCATCAGGCTCGTCTGCCCAGCGTGGCGTCTTCACGGCGGGTTTCATAATTTATTCTAGGTCATCTTCTTTTTAACAGCCTTGATGACAGTCTTCTTGGGCGCCTTGATAGTCCCGGGCCAGCGCCGATCAATCTCGGCCTGGAGTTCCGCCGAGTGCTCCTTTTGCCAATCCCTCTTTGCTTGTATGCGCGCAATCGATTCTTCAGGGTACCCAATCTTCCTGTACTCGTCGAGTGGAATGCGGGATCCGTACTCGGCGACGAGTTTCACGAGGGCCTCGGGGTCGGGACGAAACCGCGCGTCAGCCTGCATGCGGGCCGGACTTGGGTGCGCATCGAACCACGCGCGGGAACGCTCGATATACGCCTCGCGAGCCGCCTCGGGCATGTGGCGCGCGACGAGCTCGTAATCGATAGTCGGGGTCCACTCGCGCTGGCGGAGGGGGCGGGGTGTGGGGCCTCGGAGGATCGCCTCCATTTTGCTACTTGGACAGACAAGAAACGCGAAACTTTAGGTGCGCACAGTACTCATATTTCACTCACTCTTCATCAAACTCACTCTCCATGTCCGACCCACTCTCCATACCCTCTTCATACTCCTCGGCCTCGAACTCCAGGGGGTTGCCGTGTGATTGGCACAGGTCGCAGTCGTCGTGCATCTCCTCGTCGGGCTCGTGCTTGTGGACCGGCTCCGTCTTTGGCTCCTCCAGAGAGGGTGGAGGCGGGATCGCCCCGGGCTGCTTGGCAGCCGCGGGCGCCTTGGCCTCGTTCTGCTGCTTGAGGTGGCGCTTGCAGAAGCACTCACCCTTGAGTGCTGCAAAACTGCACGGACCCTTCTTGGCCGTGGTCGCCTGACACTTGGGAGGCGCGTTGGGACCCTCAACGGTCACCTTGGCCTTGCGGGGCTTCTTGACCGCCACCTTGTCGGCAGTCTCGGTATACTTGGCCTTGAGCTCATCGACAGGCAGGTTGTACTCGGCCGCAATACGCTCGAGAAACACGCGGTCACGCTCGCGGACCAGGGCGTCACAGGCGAGGGCGAAGGTCGAGGCCATTTGTGTTTTGGTTGGAAGGGACGTTGGGTTGGGTGGGCTCGTGTGCACACAACTCAACTTCCCGGGTTTCTGTTTTTTGTATTTTAGAGGGAGGGGCCCACTGGCCTCTTGCCCACACAACTTGTTTTAGGCGACCAACTGCTTCACGAGTGCATTTACGGACCGGGCCCTATTTTCCGCCCCTTCGCTCCGTCCTTTCTGTATCTTGTGTAGAAGTTTGCGAGATTTGAGAGCTACAGGCAAGAGGTTCTTGTAGTTCCGAGCGTGCTTAATAATCACTTTAGAGAATTCATTCACGCGTGCGACATTCTTCTGACCCTTTTCAATTTTCTTGCCAGTCAGGGGATTGCGAAGCGCCACGGGGCCCTTGTACAGGAAAGATCCCGAAAGGATGGCCAGGGCGTCGATAAACTGATACTTTATCTGTTGGATCGGAATTCCTATATTTTTTGAAAATTTTTTGCTGATCCAGTTTCGGGACACGTTGGGGTACTCGGCGAGGGCACAGTCTGCCACGTCAACAACGTTTCGGCCGAAACGGACCTGCCACGTGTGAACGAGATACGTGCGCCGTCGGGTCGCGGGGACCTGAAGGACCGGCTTGAGCCCGCCCTTCCCAAGGGGAATCATCCTATAGGTTGCATTCGCCCCTTTGTAATTTTTATTTATAAAATTTACAAATCCCTTCATGTGATTGAGCATGTACTTGTACATGGCATTCTCCTTGCGTTTCAGGACGCGGAGAGACGGCACGGGCCTCGGGACGGCGAAGCTCAGATCAAAGTCGGAAGTGTTTCGTATGAGTTTTGGTACGCGCCCAAGCTGACGCAGGTATTGATTGACCGCTTGGCCGCCCGTGCAGAACACGACAAATTCGGGGCTCGGCCGCAAGAGTCCGTGGTGTTTCTTGGAGTACTCGAGAAAAAGGCGCGAGACTGTCTGAGGGAAGAGGAGTTGGCGCCGGGACAGGACCGGAAGGCGATCCCGGGCACGTTCTATCTTTTGGTGAGCATTCGTGAGCATAATTTCGGATTGAAAATGACCGGCATGGAAGACGGACTTTTTCCGGGACGCGTAGTACCCGTCGTACCCGTGACGAGTGAGAAACTCACGCGCAAGGTACATGTCCATGATACGGTCTAGGTTCGCCCATGATGCACGCTGTCCCGGGGCCCCCTTGGGGACGTGTTTCGGGAGATTCTCCGCCTTGGCGCCGACGTGCTTTTTGAGTTTATTCACCTGGGCGCTCACGGTCGTCCGAGTCCCGAACGCAAGTTTTATACGCGTCTTGGTCCGTGGATCGAGCTCGGGTCCGTCCAAAAGTTTTTTAATATTTTCATGAGTCATTTCAAACAGCTTGAGCGTCTTTTTGACACGGTACGGACATATCTTCCCGTACTCTTTCGCAAGGTCTGGCTGGTCTGTGAGGTAAAAGGCTCTTAGATTCTTGAGGAGCACGTCACAATTTACAGGGAGTCCCTTGTATAGGATCGTCCCTGAAGGCACGAAGACCTCGGAGTAGACCCCCATCTATTCTAATCGTTGAAAATAATCTCAAAAGGCTTGGCGCCATAAATGGCTGCTATATATGCATAGGTCGAGAACCCCACAAGTCCATCCCGTGTGCCGCCTGTCAGGTACAGCTTCGGACACTTGCTTAATAAAAACCATTTTAAATAAACTTTTTGTAAATTTTCGATGGTGGGGTGCTCGTCCTGATCTTGTGTTGACGTGACGGTATATGGCATCTCGAGTATACTTAGCTTGGCACCGAATTCCTCCATGAGCTGACGCGTGGTCGAAACGGAGTCGGACGACATGAAAATACGTCCGGGTGTGGCGCGAATGATCGCCCTGAAATTCTCAAGACCTTTGGAAGAGCAAAAGTACTGATTCGGGCTGTCGCCGCGGGGGCCCTTGTACTGCCTGGAATCCTCGCAGTAAGAGCCGCGGCGGATCGACATGGCGGCTGTGACCCCCTCGAGCAGGTGTTCATGCTCTGTGATGAGTTGGCGCATGTGAGGCGTCGGTTCCACAATATCTCGAATCCTGGGGTGGATCATCTGAATAGTCATGGGATTTATGTAGATTGGACACTCTGGTTGCTCACCATCGTATGACACTCGGGTGAAGCCGTTCAATATTACACAGTTCGATAATTCGTACTCGTACACGCTGTCATGCAGGCAACGGCATGTGGGGTCCAAGACGGTAATCTTAATGAACAAGTTCCCGAGACCCAATTCATGCTCAGGCTTTTTAAATACGTATTTACTCATTTACGTTAAAGACTAACCTTATCTTTAAACGTAAATGAATTCTGTTCGCCCTCTTCGAAAGTCGGACTTTGATCAGTTTATTCCCATCATAAATGCTTTTACGAGATTTCCAGAGGAGATCACCCGTGAAAAGTTCGAAAACTGGTTTGACAAGATGGGTCCGAACATCCATACATTCGTGTATGACGTGGACGGTACCCTCCGTGGAACAGCCAGAGTGATCCTCGAGCCTAAATTTTCAAATAACTTGACCATGTGCGGCCACGTGGAAGATGTCGCCGTCTTGCCCACGTCCAGAAATCAGGGAATAGCCAGGACCATGGTTGATTATATGGTTAAATTTTGCTGGGAGTCGGGATGTTATAAGATAGTACTCGATTGTGCCGAAGGTCTGGCGCCCCTCTACGCCAAGTCGGGCTTCAGGGCGAAAGGGCACGAGATGGTACAGTATCGTAATCCTTGATGGCCTTAATGATTTGGTCAACGTCCGAGTCGTTTAGCCACCACCCACACGGTATGCACACATAGTGATTCTCGAGAGCATCGAGTCGAGGCAAGGGGCGCCTGAATTCTGCAAGGCACGAGTGAACATCGTTCCTCTTGTGCACTTGACTGGCAGTGATTCCCCGATCTTTCATAAAATCAATAAATTCACAGGCATTACGCACCTTGAGGGTATAGATCCAATAGACGCTAGTGCAGTTGCTTGGCTCTTTCAACAAAGAGACGTTTTGGAGATGACCGATACCAGAGGCGATACACCGAGCATTTCGGGTGTGCGCCGCCGTCGTGTCGTTTATGTGATTCATATTTGCCAGACCAATTGTGGCGTTGATATCATTCATGTGATATTTGTAGCCCCATTCTCTGACGTCACTCTCCAGTCTAAAATCCTTGGCATCGTAGTTTCTTTTGTTTCTATCGATGCCGTACCACCGAAGGAGCTTTGCGCGCTCGTAAAGCTCGTCGCTGGGAAGGAAGATGAGACCGCCATCTCCGCACGTCATGTGCTTGATGGCTTGCAGACTGAAGACGGCTATATTTCCACACGTGCCTATGAAGCGGTCACCAAGAGTGCTTCCAAAAGCGTGTGCACAATCTTCAACCACTCGAGGACGGAAGCCGAGCTCGAGAGCTTTGCGATCTAGGATCTCGTCGAGTTTCACAAGATCAATCGGAGTCCCTCCCCAGTGAACAACCATAATAATCTTCGTTGTCGAATCTAGCTGCTTCTCGAGGTCGGCCAGATCCATATTACACGTGTCGGGGTCGACGTCGACCCAACGAATGTTGTATCTGTTTGCACAGATGGAAAAGTTGGTCGCTGTACATGTGAGCGGAGTGGACAGGACGACATCCCTGGTTCGATCAAACCCCGGCCAGTCGACGGAAGGGCTCTCGAGCAGTCGCGTCGCTAGGGTCAAACCCGCCGTTGCAGAATTGAGAGTGAGAATACGCGAATAATTGAACTTTTCTGCCAACTTGGTCTCGAATTCATCGACACGAGTGCCTTGCGTGACGAATCCAGAGAGCAACGTCTTTCCGACCTCTTCAGGGGCGCTCTCGGACATCCGGACGCGAAACAGAGGAATCATAGCTGGATATGCATATACTTTTTTAAGTTAAAAGAATACTGATACTTTCACGTAATGCGGGTCCTCATCACGGGTTCATCAGGCTTCGTCGGTCACCATCTTGTGGCCCGCATCCTCGAGATGACGGATTTTGACGTGATTGGACTCGATCGTCTCAACTATTCAGGCAACCTTAATAGAATCTCCGAAGTCGTTGCACTCAAGGATCAGAAAAGGTACAAAATGTTCCATCATGACCTGCGTTCCGAGGTGAACGAGCCTCTTATGAAGCAGATCGGAACATTTGATTACATCATCCATGTTGCCGCGAGCAGTCATGTAGACCGAAGCATAGATCAGCCCATGCATTTCGTCTTGGACAACGTTATTGGAACTGGTAACATCCTTGACTTTGCTCGGAAGCAGGAAAATTTAAAAAAGTTTATTTATTTTTCAACGGATGAGATCTTTGGACCCGCGCCACCCGGCGTCGAGTTTGACGAGTACGATGGATACAACTCGACCAACCCGTACTCGGCGGCCAAGGCGGGCGGTGAGGAGCTCTGCGTCGCGTTTCGCAACACGTACAAGGTCCCCGTGGTCATCACGCACACCATGAATATATTCGGTCCGAGACAACACCCTGAAAAGTTCATCCCGATGTGCATTAGCAACGTGCGTCGAGGGGAAAAGATTGCTATTCATTCAGATGCGACCCGAACTATTCCAGGCAGTCGGCACTATATTCACGCAAGTGACGTGGCTGATGCAATTCTCTTCATTCTTTTGAATGACCTTGATGCAGGGAAGCCCGGATACTGCCCCAAGTTTAACGTAGTCGGAAAGGAAGAGGTCGACAATCTGACCCTTGCGCAGTACATCGCCGAGGCGGTCGGTAAGCCGCTTCGTTATGAGCTCGTTGACTTTCACTCACGCCGTCCTGGCCATGACCTTCGGTACGCCTTGTCGGGTGAGCGCCTTCGCAAGGCGGGCTGGGAGCCAAAGATCAGTCTCCGGGAGCGCATCAAGGATGTCGTCCAGTGGTCACTTGCGAACGATCACTGGCTCTATTAAAGTTCAGAGGTTCCGAGAATCATATGAAGGTCGTTGTGAGTCTGACGAGCACCCCGCCCCGGTTTCAGTACCTCGGACCCGTGCTCGAAGCCCTGGCCCGCCAGGCGTGTCACGAGGTCTGGCTGAACGTGCCCCGGAAGTACGGGCGCTGGCCCGAGTGGGACGGCGCGACGGGAGTGCCCGAGCCGACGGACCCGAAGATTCACGTAAATCGGGACTGTGAAGACTTTGGACCCGCGACCAAGTTCATCGGTCCGGCGCTCCACCTCGGACCCGAAGACCTCATAGTCTATGTGGATGATGACACGATCTATGATGATAGGCTCGTCACGAATCTTCTAAAGTGGCACAGGCTCGATCCCGCGAGTGCTTGGGGTCTCTCGGGTTTCAACTTTGAACAGTACTTCCAGGGCAAGTACCCTCGGCAGCATGGTCAACCCGTGGATGTCCTTGAAGGGTACGGGGCCGTGCTCGTCAAGGCGGGGTGGATTCAGCAGGCGCTCCCCGAGTTCAAGGAGTTGCTCGAGGTGACTTGGCACGATGACATGATTCTGTGCAATTTGCTCGAAAAGGCGGGCATCAAGCGAAAGACGGTCTATGTGCCCGAGGCGAACGTGGGTCAGAGCGTCCGCCAGCTCCAGTACGGTTTCGAGGGGGATGCACTCCATCACGTGGCGGGAGGTTCACACCAAACAAATAATTTGAAAATTTTGCGAAATTTCGAAGCTAAAGGGAAGTTGTACTATAATTATAAATGCTCGTAGACACATTCATGTTCTATAACGAGCTGGACATTTTGGAACTTCGTCTAGAGGTTCTCGACAAGTACGTGGATCGTTTCGTACTTGTCGAGTCCGAGGTGAATCATGTGGGCGGGCCCAAAGAGCTCTTTTTTCAGAAGAACCGCGAGCGATACGACAAGTGGCTCCACAAGATTGAACACGTTGTGGTCACGGCCGAAGAGTCCCCAAAGGATGAGAATCCGTGGTCCCGTGAAAAGTATCAACGCGAGTGTATTCTCCGGGGGGTCCAGGATGTTCCGGCCGAGTCAATCATCATGGTCAGCGACGTGGATGAGATTCCGGACCTGAGGGTCGTGCCCTTTGAAAAGTTGCCCCACGTCCTGAACTCGGTCCATATGTGGATGTTCGAGTACTCTCTGGACTATCTGTTTACGGGCGAGCCCTGGATCGGGACGGTGATCACGACTGCAGAGCTCTTCCGCAGGGCCGGGCCGAACAGCCTTCGTGACAGTCGCTGGAAGTTCCCCGTGATTCACTGGGCCGGGTGGCACCTCAGCAGTTTTGGAAACGCCGAACACGTGTGTAACAAGATGCATACGTTTGCCCATGCAAAGGACGGTCATCACACGTCCCAGACGCCTCAGACGTTCAAATTCTTCATCGAACAGGGCATTCACACGGACGGGCACACGTCACTCACGAAACGCTCCGCGGAGGTTCCTCTACCAGCACCTGTCGAAGTTCTACAGAGACTTGGTCTCTTGAAAGACCCATGAATCGAGCCTTGGTCAGTAGGAGTTCCCTGATCAGGTCCCCATCGAGCCACCGTAAAAGTTTCCTTTTTTGTTTTATATTGTTGAGTGGATTCGTCTTGTCGAGCAGACCCTGACACACTGGCCACGTCACTTCCCGAAGTTCCGCAAGTTCGCCCTCGAGGTTCCCGAGTCTCTCGAGGATGTGGACGTGCATCGGATCCATAGTACTACATGAAGCACCCCGCGTCTTTAGTATCACATTCGTAATTGACGCACACGGCGGCGGCAAGGGCAAAGAGAATACCGAGCCACTGGATCCAGTGATTGAATTTTTCGCCAAAAATGACATAGGCCGTAATGGCCCCACCTATGACAATCATAGCCTCCCACATGATGCAGGTCCACATCATGCTTTTTGATCCCAGGCTTTTCACAAGGAAATATATGACGCCAAGGTACGCCAGCATCCCAAACACGAGGTTCCTTTGGCGCCCGTGATCCGCGAACCATTTCAGGTGCGTATTTCCGACGAGTTCAGAAAGGGTCATCAACAAGACATTCAGGACCGTCATCTACTTTCGATCCTGATAAAAAAATGAAACGCTTTTTTGAAAATGATTGCGGCCCTGATTACTGGTGTGACGGGCCAAGACGGGAGTTACCTGGCCGAATTCCTTCTCGAAAAGGGGTACGCCGTCTATGGGCTCAGTCGGTACTGCTCGGAAAAGAAACTCGAGAGGCTCGTGGAGGTTTCCAAGCACCCCGAGTTTCACATGGTCCAGGGGGACCTGACGGATACGGCGCGCGTCACGGCCATCATCAACTCTTTTGAACAGTATGACCGTCTCGAGGTCTATAACCTGGGGGCCCAGTCCCATGTCAAGGTTTCATTCGATCAGCCCGAATACACGGCGAACGTGGATGCACTTGGGACGCTCCGCCTCGTCGAGGCGATTCATCAGTGTACATTCAGGGACCGTATTCGTTTTTACCAGGCGGGGACGTCTGAAATGTTCGGAAAGGCGCCGGCGCCCCAGAACGAGGAGACGCCCTTTTGGCCCCGAAGCCCGTACGGCGTCTCGAAGCTCTTTGGGTACTGGATCACGCGCAACTATCGCGAGTCATACGGTCTGTACACGTGTACCGGAATTTTGTTCAATCACGAGTCGGAGCGACGCGGCGAAGATTTCGTGACTCGCAAAGTGACTCTGGGCCTGGCTCGGTACATGAAGGATCAACAGAGTGTGCTCGAGCTCGGAAACCTCGAGTCTCGGCGAGACTGGGGCCACGCCCGTGATTATGTCGAGGCCATGTGGCTCATGCTTCAGCAGGAGGGGCCGCCTGAGGATCTCGTCATAGGAACGGGCCAGACACACACGATCAAGGAATTCATACAGGCGGCGGCAGAGGCGGCGGGTCTCAGCCTCGTCTGGAAGGGTCATGGCCCCGAGACCGAGGCTCTTGATGAATCAAACGGAAACGTGGTCATACGAATCAATCCCGAGTTTTATAGACCGGCCGAGGTGGACCTCTTGCTTGCGGACCCTCGCAAGGCGTACGAGAAACTCAATTGGATCCCAAAAATTTCATTCGAGGAACTTGCAAAGCGTATGATGCTTAGCGACCTAAAGGTTTCGGGGTCTTGAGAGGCACGTGATGACGAAACGTCTTTTCATAGGACCGCGACTCTTGGCCGGTATAGGCCAGGTGACGAAGCGCTATGCGCAGCTCACGGGCGGGGAGTTTGTGGAGATGGGCCACGAGCCTCTCGAACGCTCGTATGACATGGGGTTCGCCTTTGTCCTGCCCTTTGAGAACCAACTCGACCTCGTGGACCAGTACGCCAAGTTGTGCAAGCACATGATTTACATGACCATTTGCGAGACCGAGACGGTCCATCCATCCTACGGTCTCTTGGTCGACCGGTACCGGACCCTCTACGTCGCTTCCGAATTTTGTAAAAAAGTTTTTAAAAAACAATTTCCTCATGGAGACTGGCGAGTCATCCACCTGTGGGCGCCCCCGGGCCCCATGGGCTCCCGGGACCTCACAGGGCCCTATACCTTCTACACGATTGGAAACGTGAATGACCCGAGGAAAAACTTTGGGGCTCTCCTGAAGGCTCTTGATTACGTGCCTGGAGCGCGTCTCCTTGTCAAGGCGACGTGTCTCCAGCCGGTCCAGATCCAGGACCCGCGCGTGACGGTTATCAACGGTCTCATAAGTGATGAGCAAATGGAGAATATTCACAAGCACGGACACTGTTACGTCAATTGCTCCCATTCCGAGGGGGTCGGCATGGGGGCCGTCGAGGCTGCTCTTCGAGGGCGGCCCGTGATCATCACGGACTACGGGGGTCTCAAGGAGTACGTCCAGACACCATTTGTTGTCGAGTGTACCCTCGGACCGATCGGGTTTGACGACTTTTTGTTTACCAAAGACCTCGTCTGGGGTCATCCAAGTTTCGAAGATCTTGTCAGGCACATGCGAACATGTGCCGAGGGCCGAATCATGACCTGGGATCACTCACGGACCGTGGATCTCATGGGGCGTGTCGCCGCTGAACTTGATTGCAAGCCAGATGGTCAGGGCCAGAACCACTGAAGAATTCAAAAGAAAACCATTCTGAGTGTTTAGATACATGAGCGTATCGTCCACGAGACGAATCCCCGTTGGCTTGGTGACCAATTTGGTCACGACGCGAACGAATAGGAAATTGATAAAAACTGCTGTGAGTATGAGGTTCTCCATTCGTTGATAATTTCCAAGTTTTTTAATCGCCAGACTCAGTAATGGTCGACCTCAAGCGTATGGCCCAGCGTATGAAACTCCACAAGATCGAGGGGACCGTGGTTCATCACTGTGCACTTTTGGTAAAGTTCCTCGCCGAGGAGGGCATCAAGTCTCGAGTCATCCACGGGTACTGTGTGTCTCCGAACGAAATTTGCGAACATTACTGGGTCCGGGTCGAACCCGAGGGCCTGGACATGGACATAGGCTACGAGCTGGCCTGTATGTATTCACCGGAGCTGATGGCCCTGAAGACGGTTCTGGCCGAAGAGTTTCCCGAGGGGCTCAAAGACCAGAACGGCAAGGTCCCTGAAGTGCTCCGTCAGGAGGACAATCAGAGGATTTTCGAGTTGTACGAGACACAGCCCCGGGCATTCTGGAACGAGGCGCCAAAGAGCGTACGGACGTTTAGGCCCTAGACAAACTGTATGAGACTGACCAGATCTGGCGGGAGGTTCTTCTTGACTTGCTTGAAAAACATCTCAAAGAGGGGATTCGAGTTGTGAATCTCGACTCGGTCCAGAAGGACCTCATCATCTGAACGGATCGTGTACAGGAGGTTCACGAGCTGGGCCGTCGTCTGGGCATTCAGAGATGTGATCCCGACGCCCTTGAGGTTCAAGATCATCACCTCCCGAAGCTTGTTTGTTCGGATATAGTCCTCGACCTGGGCTACGATGGGCTTCAGGCCCCGTGCAAAGGTCTCGGCCTCGTCAGGGGTGCTCGGCTGATTCTTCAGATATTCATTCCCGAGAATCTCAACAAACAGGGTGTTGCCCTCGGGGTAGAATCTGAATATCTCAGTCATGTAATCTACACGACCTTTTTCTTTATTATTAGTATGCTGCACTACGTTCGACTTGGCGCTGTGGCCTATGTGTCCGCTCTTTGTTTCATGGCGGCCTGTGCCAGTTCAGTCCTCGTGGATCGCTTCACGAGTCCGCTTGATACATCCAAGTCCAAGGTGCGTATTTTCGGGGAGGTGACGTTCCAATTTGCTCTTATAGGCATGGTGGCTTTCCTGAGCAGGGGTCTGATAAAGAAGATTCCCTTCCCACTCGAGGGCGCCGCTGGATACATCCACTCCCAATTGAGTGAATTGCGTACCCTGCCGCTTTTCGTTTTTATATTTATGTTTTTCCAAAAGAAAACCCAGGACAAGATGCGGTTCCTCTTCTAGGGGAGTCCGAGCGCCCTGAGTTTTTCCTGAAATTCTTGATTTTCACCACGACCGGCGAGGGCCCGCCACGTTGCGCTCATGGGATCCTTGATGATGTCCCGCAAGAGGGCCACTTCGAGACGACTCAGGGTCATGGACCCGAGCCGGAAATCCTCAAAGGCTTCACAGGTCACGGGGACTATGGGTCGGATCCGCTCATAGACCTGGGCCGCCACGTCCCGAATCTCCTTTTGGGCGTGGTCATCCATGCGCAAGGCCAGAAAGTGTAAGAGATTGTGAAGATCAATTTTCCAGTAAAATTCGGTGAATGTACACTGGGGCAGGTGGGCCCGGGCGAGCTCTCGTGAGACGCCCTTTTCCAAGAGCTCGTCATAGACGTAAAACGCAAATTCACACGCCGACTTTTGCTTGGCGAGCAGGTCCGAGTCTCCAAGGGGTTCCTCACCACCCTGGGGCTTTGACCCCTGCTTACGGAGCTGCTCGGGCAAAAAGTACTCATCCGGAATGACCGAGTACCGTGCACTCATCTCATTCACAGAGGCTGTGCGGTGCCGAAGCCACTGGCGAGCCACGTATATGGGCGCCCGAATATGAAACTTGAACTCGACCATCTCGAACGGGGTCGTGTGCTTGTGCCTCATAAGGTACCGAATCAGGGCGCGATCATCACTCGTGCCCTTGGTTCCTGCACCGTATGAGACGCGGGCAGCCTGGACGATGGACGAGTCCGTACCCATGGAATCGACGAGTCGAACGAAGCTCATTTTTATTGAGTAAGCGCCTGAACTTTTTAAGAGGCTAATAGTAGTGATGCCCTCGCCCTACACCCCTTCCCGCCCAAGCATTTCACCAGTCGTCATGAGAAACGTTGTACGGAATCTCAACCGCGAGTTTGCCATTATGGAATTGGCCGATGAGTTCCGTCGACTCCAGTACCTGAACATCAACGCGTTCCCTCGGTCGTACCAGGCGCTCGCCAACTCGTTCGCGCGCAACGTCATCAACGGCGCGCGGGGCAACCACGCCGCCCTCGAACGCGCTCTGAGTGCCCTCCCGAGCGTCCGACGCATAGGGTCCGGGTCCCCCAGGTCACATGCGGCCGCAACAACGATCCAGGCGCGCGCTCGCGGTATAGCAGGCCGGAAACGCGCAGCGGCCCGCGGGACCCGGCTCGTCGTGGGGCCAAACGGGAACATGATGGTGGCTGTGCCAAACAAAAGACGATAAAAGCAATTTTTCATACAGGACGTGTATGAAAAACGCTCCTGACAGGGATCGAACCTGTGACATTCAGATTAACAGTCTGACGCTCTACCGACTGAGCTACGGGAGCACGGGGAAACGAGTTTCCCGTGGGACCAAAGGCCCTTGCGCGCATCGGGAATCGAACCCGAGCTAACACCTTGGAAGGGTGTTGTACTACCACTATACTATGCGCGCCGAAGAGGGAACGCAAGTTCCCTCTTTCCGACCTGCCGGAATCGAACCAGCGACCGTAGGATATCTCGAGACGACTACAGTCCCACGCTCTACCAACTGAGCTAAGGTCGGACGGGGAGCCTTTTAGGGACGTGCTCAGGTCTCTCGTTCTGGGGGGCTCGAACCCCCGACCACGAAGTTAAAAGCTTCGCGCTCTACCAACTGAGCTAAGAACGAAAAAGTGTCCCTGGCGGGGTTCGAACCCGCGACCTCGGGCTGGCTCTGGGACATAAGACCCGCGCTCTAACCAGCTGAGCTACAGGGACTTTTAGAGCGGAAAGATTTTTTTGACCCCGTGAATGGCTCCGCGACATCCAGGGCACTTGGTGCGTTCACGCGTGTTCCGGAAACACGCATCGCAAATAACATGACCACACGGATCGATAAATAGGTCAACAAGTCTATCCATACATACAAAACACGTAAACTTAGCGTACCTTTCAGGGGACGTGTCCTTTAGGACCCGCGACATTTCATTCGCCTTCCCGAGTAACTCCCTGCATTGTTGAGTCAGGGCGACAATACCCTGTTCGGACTCGTAGTTGTCTAATACACTCTCGAGGAGATCTTTTAAGTCTGAATCACGCACGGTATCTACAACTGGTTTCACAATACCTATGTCCCTCTTTTTCTCATGGAGTTCGGCGGTGGCACCCACGAGGTCCCGCCGAATCACGGCGTACTCTTGCTTGAAAGACCCTAGAACTTTTTCAAAATTTTGCCAACGCTCATCGAGCGCCACCTCCGCGGGCTCTATGGGTTCAGGATGGGGTTCCTGCAGAACACTCTCTATGAGTGCCCTCGCATCCAGGTAGGCGAAGTTCATAAGAATGAAAATAAAAATATCCTTAAGTATTAATAATGGCTTCCTTCTATGAACCCAGGTCATATCATACGTATCATCTTGGAGAGGCTATGATTGTCTCGGCTGCCCTCCTCTTGATGATCACGGCCATGCAGGACTTTCTCGATACGACCCGTCGGGCCAATCCGAACGTGGTCATAGGAGCCCTGACCCGTATGCTCCTTGGTCTCTTTATGATTTACTTTTTCTTCACGGTCCTGAACCAGCGTTAATTTATTTTATAAGAGAATACTACTATGGCGTTCTCAGCCGATGCCCTCTTCGGTATCTTCATCGGTCTGATTTTCTTCGCCTTGGGCGTGTCTACCCTCGTCCAGGCGAACCGGGGCCGCAAGGTTCCCAGTTTTGGATTTGATGCGAGCGGTGACCCCATCTCGACCACAACCGTCGTGAAGGACTACCCGAACATAGTCTTTGGTTCTTTGTTCCTGGTGATGGCCATGACTATCCTGACATTCACGGGCAAGGCTATTATGAGCTAAAGATGAAACTCTTTTTTAGAAAAAAATGATCCACCTTATCGGTCACCTGAGTGGGACGGTGATCGAGACGGTCCAGGATCTCGAAGACAGGATGGACGCGGTCGTCAGGGACTGCGACTTGACTGTGGTCAGTAGAGCTTTCCATCAGTTCCAGCCCATGGGGGCGACTGGCGTCCTCGTTCTGTCCGAGTCCCATTTCTCAGCGCACACGTACCCGGAACACGGGCTCGTGTATGTTGATGTGTTTTGCTGTAGTCCGACCTTTGACCCACGGGTCTGCGCCTCGAGCCTCGAACGCAGGTTCGGCGGCGCTCTAAAATATCAAAATATTAACCGGGCCCTAGAGTAATGGATGCTGCCACGGAGGCCGCCATCAGGTATGGAGCCCTTCTCGTGACGTTCCTTAAAATTGTGTTTGTGGCGGTCTTTGGCGTCCTGGCTGCTACGACGCGCGACGTGACTCAGATTAAGAAAAAGGGTCTGGGTCTGCTCGTGGCCGAAGCTGTCGTCGTGGGTGCGGGGGCGGCCGCCTCGTTCGCGGCCGTGGGCTGGAACCGCAAGTTCACAGGGTCGTGGTCTAAACTTCTAGGGATTTCTTTCGGAGTCTTTTTCGTGCTTCACTTTCTCTTTGAACTCTCTGGATTCAACGAGATTAGCTCAACTGCATCAACAGGCGCCAAGAAGTTTGCGGCCCAGGAGACGAAACTCAAGAAGAGCAAGCCGGCGCTCGTCATCGTGGGTCTCATCATGTTTATTCTGGCCATGTTCGCCTTGTGTGCATGGGACGCCCCGCCCCTCGCCCCGGACTGGCACTTTTCAAGAAATCTTTCGTTTTTTCTTCTCGAGCCCCTTGCGATAGGCCTGGGAAGCGCCCTCCCCGCCACTATGATCACAAAGGACCGGGACGGAGACTCAAAGACTGTACTGAAATCCTTCTTGTTCAGTCTTGGACTCTTCGGGTCCGGGCACTTTGCTCTGCAGTATTCTGGGCTTTATCGCGAGTTTGGATTTATGGGCCCATGAATCCGATGGACGGGTGCAGACGCCAGTTGAGTCCCGGGGTCGGAGGATCCACGGGGATCGGGCGCGGGACCCCCGGGGTCCATGCATACAGGTCTGGCGGGTCCAGAGAGACATACGGGCTCATCGTCTTGTACAGGAGAGCCAGCGCCAACACAATCAATAGTATGAGCAGAGGCGTCATTCTTGCTTTGAACTGAGATTTTTCCTGGGCTTAGAGGCCCTGAGCGTCTCTCTTCAAAGAAAGATGGAACTTGCCGACTTTATAGAAACGATTAAAGAGTCTCTGACGGACGCGCAATACAAGGAGGGCCTCGAGCTCTGTATGAAATCTTACAAGTCCGAAGAGAAACTGTACCGTATGACGTACATGCGCCCCCTGGTTTTCAGGGAGGGCCACTGTGAAGACTGTGATGAAGTGAAGACGTACGTGACGTTCACGAAGTGTACGGCCCTCGTGCTCTTCGGAAACGAGAGGGCCGAGCGCGTACGCAAGTCGAACCTCTTCAAGGGGACGTTTGAAGAGATGGAGTCTTTTCTGCACATTGATGTCCTTCACGCGTTCCCTGAAGATCTCGACATGGATCTTGAATGGTTTGATTTTCCTGTAATAAGTCTCGAGCTCCAAGAACCTTGAACGTTCTTGGGGCCGAGGCCCGGTTTTTTTGGGGGTCCAAAACACGAGGTGTTTTGTCCGTCCGTCTAGTTGGAGAAGGCCAGGCCACCCATGCCAGACTGGATGCGCAGGATGTTGTAGTTCACCGCGAACAGCTTCTGCAGGGTCGATTGGATGCCACCCTGAGTGCCCGCCTTGATGGACACGGCCACCTGGGCGTTATCAATCCGAGAGAAGTTGCACGTGCCGGTTGGCTGGTGCTCCTCGGGCTGCAGGGCGAAGGAGTACACGTAGATGCCCGGGTACGGGGTGCCGGTGTGGTACACGTACGGCTGGTAGGTGTTGAAGTACTTGCCGAGCTGCTCCTTGAACCGGTCCTGACCGTTCAGGATCACCTTGAACTGGTTCAGCGGGCCAGTCTCGTACTGCAGAGCCGCGTTCGCGTAGCCCTCCTCGATCCAGCTATAGGTGTTGCCGGTAATAACGGAACCCTCGGGTATGATGCGCGCAGCACCACCGGAGAAATACAGGTGGGGCACGCCCGCCACGTGGGGCAGGACGAAGTTGTTGGAGTTGACGAATGCGGAGGTGTTGCAGGTCACCTGCACGTTCTGGGTGCCGGTGGAGAAGTTCCACAGGGCGTTCAGGTTGGCCGTCGCGCTCTGGTTGGGGTTCACGTAGCACCACACAAACTCCTTGACCGGGTGGTTGAAAGACAGGCGGATCAGCTGGAAGCTATCGTTCACAGTCACGGAGTCACCGCCGGTGTGCTGCACCTGCTCAATCAGGTACTCGTGGCCCTTCTGGGCGAACCGGCGGCGCTCCTCGGTGTCCAGGTACACGTAGTTGGCCCAGACCTGGAAGTCGGTGCTGAAGTAGCTGGTGTAGTAGGCAGTCAGGTCGAAGTCCAGGCGGACCTCGTGGTACTGCAGGGCAATCAGGGGCAGGTACAGGCCCGGGTTGCGGTTGAAGAAGAACAGCAGGGGCAGGTACACACGGGGCTGGTTGCCGTTGATGTTGGTGCCCAGCACGGCCGCGGAGGAGGCTGCGGTCGTGGTCATCTTGCCGTAGGCGTACTTGTCGGACTCGCCCAGGAACACCTCGGCGTACAGGCGCCACCAGGTCTGGTAGTGCTTGTCGATGCGCTGGCCACCGATGGTCATCTCGATATCGGCGATGGCGCGCTCGGCAATCCAGCAGGTGTCAAAGACGGTGTTGTTGGAGGTCGTGTTCGCCGTGATGGGCAGCAGGGACACGTACATGTTGCCGACCAGGTCGCCGTTGCGGGCGATGGTCACGGACACACGGCCGCTGTTGGTCGTGGTGCCGTTGACGGTCTGCTGGATGTTCTCCATCGCAAAGTTAGTGTGGCGCTTGTACACGGCCTGGAAGAAAGTCACCTTGGGCTGGCCCGTCAGGTACACGTCCTGGGCGCCGTACGCAACGAGCTGCATAAGTCCTCCTGCCATGATTGCTTGGTACTAGTCCCCGAGAAAAAAATTTCGACCGAGCCGGCACGCACCCCCTGAAATTTTCTCGTTATAAAGTAATCATGAATGCAAACCTGAACAAGGCCACCACAAATGCCTCCCTGGCCGCCAAGGCGAACGCGAGTCTCGCCCAGGCCCCCGTCCCCGCCAACGTGGCCAGCGCCGCCGGGGCGAACGCTCGGAACAACGCCAACGTGGCCAAGGCGGCCATGAATGCGCAGAAGGCCATGACCAACGCAAACACCGCGGCTGCGAATGCAGCGGTTGCGGCTGCCAGCGCGACGAATACCCAGGCTTCGGCAGCCCTGAACAACGCTGCCCGTCAGGCTGCAAATGCGTCCGCTGCCCTTGAAGAAGCCAAGGGGGCTTTCAGGGAACTGGCGAAGCAACTCAAGGCGGCCAACGCCTCTGTGAACAACCTGAAGCAAATGATAAACAACGCGTAAAAACGCCCATCCTAAAAATCAAGGGCTCTAGTAAATGTCTCAGCGCCCGCCAAAGCCTGTGCGTGCACCCGAGCCCGAGCCCGAGGAGGAGGATGAGGACGAGGAGCTGGACTTTGGAGAGGATGAGGACGGTCTGGACCTCCTGGGCGCTCTCGAGTCCTGGTTCACAACTGAGGATGGCGAGACGATCGCGTCGGCTCTCGTGGGACTTCGATCTGCTGTTGAGATGCAGAACAAGATTCTCGTGAAGATGTTGAGTGCCCTAAGCAAGATCCAGCCTTGCAAGTGCACACCTGATGAGCCGGAGGCACCCCCCGCTTAAAAATATATTGACCTTTCATACAAATGGAGAAGGTCCACACTATCGATCATCAGACCCCTGAAAAAACGAATGAAATCCGTATGGAGCTCCACCATACGGATGTGCTGAATATGAACGCCGAGGACCTGGGTCAGTTTGTCACCGACCTCGAGGATCATATGTGCCTAAACACCAAGGGCGACAAGTACGTGCCCCTGGGACTTATGAATCGTCTCTTTGATTTCGACGATGGAAATATCAAAAATGTGAATCTGGAGACCATGTCCGAGCAGCGTCGTCGTTTCGTGATGCTCTTGTCAGACCTATATCACCAGGCGGGCCAGCTGTCCATTCGGGACCAGCCGAGTCAGGACCTCACGGGGAACGAGTTTCTGATGGGCCAGCGCATCACGCGCCTCATAGAGACTGTGGATGACACGTACGAGATGATTTTTCGCTGGGTCCGAACAAATGAGCGCATCAATCACCCGACGTATGTGCCCATCAAGGGCGACATGGAGTCTCAGATTTTCAGGTGCCAGACCATGAGCACCTTTTCCGAGGCTGATACCGAAAAAGACCAGACGAGCCCGTTCCAAAAGTTTCTCCTGTATCTCCTGGACCAGACGTACAAGCTGAAGATGCGCCGCTACGGAGACTATTGCTGCAAGCAGATTGCGACCGAGGAGGGCCACCTGACCAAGGCGTGGAAGCCCGTGATGGAGATCAAGGACTTTGTGTATTTCTACTCGCAAAAGGAGGAGAAATACGACATGTGGAAGAACATGACGAGCAAGGGTGGTATTGTACAGGATACCATCAGGCACTTGACCAACTGCAAGGATCTCCAGTTTCCGGCCATCAAGAAGAACAGGAACGTGTGGTCGTTCCGGAATGGCATCTTCATCGGGAAGTTTCTAGAGAAGGACTCGTACACGACTCGGTTCTATTCATACACGTCAGACAACTTCAAGCACCTGGACCCGACCATCGTATCCTCCAAGTATTTTGATCAGGACTTTTGTGCAGACAATCTCGCCGTTCCCGACTGGTACGCCATTCCCACGCCCCACATGCAATCCGTCATGGACTATCAGGACTTTTCAGAGAATGTGTGTCGGTGGCTCTACGTGTTTTGCGGTCGGCTCTGCTTTCCGACCAACGAGATGGACTCTTGGCAGGTCATCCCCTTCCTCAAGGGTATTGCGCGTTCAGGCAAGTCAACAATTATTACAAAAATTTGTAAAAAGTTTTACGAGGGGCAGGATGTCCGGACCCTGAGTAACAATATTGAAAAGAAGTTTGGTCTGGAATCGATCCATGATGGTTTCATGTTCATCAGTCCCGAGATCAAGGGTGACATGGCCCTCGAGCAGTCGGAGTTTCAGTCGCTCGTCAGCGGCGAAGATATGAGTATCGCACGCAAGAACAAGACAGCCGTGAGTCTGACGTGGAACGTTCCGGGAATCTTGGCCGGAAATGAGGTGCCCCACTGGCGCGACAATTCGGGGTCTGTGCTTCGTCGCCTGATGACCTGGAACTTCGGGCGTCAGGTTTCAGAGGCGGATCCTCATCTGGATGAGAAACTCGACGGCGAGATGGATGCCATCCTGTGCAAGTGCGTCAGGGCCTACCTCGAGTACTCGCAAAAGTATTCTGACCAGGACATCTGGAATGTCGTCCCCCGGTACTTTCTGGATATCCAGAACCAAGTGGCCATGGTCACAAACACGCTCCAGCACTTCCTGGCAAGCGAAAAGGTCCGATACGGGGCGGACTTGTTCTGTCCTCAGAAGCAATTCGTCACGACATTCAATCAGCACTGTCAAGAAAACAACCTGGGTCGCCCGCGATTCAATCCCGACTTTTACGCCGGGCCCTTCAGTTCGCGCAAGCTCGAGGTCCGAAACGATACGCTCGTGTGGCGCGACCAGACGCTTGCTTCACAGCCATTCATCTTTGGGTGTGACCTGGCTCAGGATTTAAATACCGTCATCTAGTAGAATGTCAGCAGAGACTATCCGATGGATACAAGGTCCGACGACAAATTTCAACTTTCGACTCGCGGCCCCTCAGGTCACATCAACCATTATGGACCTGCCCGTGACGCCTTTCAGGACCCTGGACGTGCAGACGTTTCATACCGGGGTCAAAGAGATGCTCGGGTACGTGGCTGGCGGCAAAAAGGCTGTCGTGCGTATTACAAATAACTCAATTCTTGGGGCGAACAAGGCGGACCAGGTTCACAGGTGGGACTTTCACGTCACGGAACCCAAGGCGTATGTGAGTTTTGCACGGGGAACGGGCCGGATCCAGATAAACACGACTCAGGCTCCCGAGGCCGTCTTGCGTTTTTTGGACCGGACGTATTTTCCGGGAATCTCGAGCCTTCCGTATCGGATCCTGAAAATTGATACAAAAATTTATATTGATAGGACCCTCAATCTCGATAATCTGGCTCAAGAGATTGGTTCAAAGGTTCCAGGTTCTGTGGCGAGTGTACGATACGAGCCTGAACTCATGCCCGGCCTGTACCTCAAGTGGGCCAAGCCCCACGTGAACCTCATCATGTATACAAACGGTACGATCCTTACACAGGGCCTCAAGTCACTCGAGAGCATCGGTCTAACGGGCCAGATCCTCGAGAGCCTCTTTCGGGAATACAAGGTCGACCACCTCAAGGTCTTTAAGTATCTGCGAGGCACTAACAAAAAGAACTGGCTCCCCAAGCTCCACGCCCCCGTGCCCCAGCGCAAGAACAAGGAGGGCAAGCGGGCCCACATGCTCGATGCGCGGTATCCCTTGGCCCAAGGATACACGGATGAGCGTGCCGGATTTTACGTCCGGCCTGGACCAGACAAGAAACCCCGGTTTTATCCTTTGGTTGGTGACTTGGCGCTTGTCCGGACAAAGGTGGTCCGGGCCTATGCCAACGCGGGCGTGGAGATTCCCTCCCCTGTACGGAACGCCCTAGGCATCGAGAGGGGGGCTGCACCCAAGAACAAGGCGGAGGGCCGGCGGGCCCCGAGTTGGAACGCGCAGAAGAATGGGTACTACGTCAAGCCCGGGCCGGGAGGTCAGCCTTACTTTTTCAAAGTGCCCAAACACAAGGCGGATGCCCTCCCCAAGGTGATTGAAAGGTACCAAAAAGCCGGGCGCCGCATACCCACCCCCGTCCGGGCCATCTTTGGCCTGACGCGCTCCCCTGAACTTCAGCACCTTCAGGCCCAGCTCGCGGTGAACACAAACGCACAGGGCCACCTGCGCATCAACGGGAAACACTTTAACAAGTACACGCGGGCCGAACTCTTGGCGATTGCCCGGGACCTGAATATTGCCAACGTCGGAAACAACTCGAGCCTGAGTAATATTGCACAGAGGATCTTGAATGTCAAGGGCCGGGAGCGCCAGCGGGCCGACCTGGTGATGGAAGGGCGGCCTGTGGTCTTCATGGCGAATGGGCGCGTGAAACGGGGAGATCGGGCCCGACAGTGGACCACGCTGAATGCTTCGGAAAAGAACTCTATTGCCCGCGGGTACCTCACGGATGCCGAGTACAAGGAGTGGCAGGAGCTCTCCGCCGGGGACAAGTATGACGCCCTCTTGTATTTCAAGAATAAGAGGGCCGCAGTCAAGCCCAAGACGCCAAGCCCGCCCTCTTCCGCCGCGTCCTCCGTGGCCTCACCGACCTTTGAGCTTGAACTCGAGGCGTCACTCCTCGTGAGTGGCGTGGGTGGAACCAAGAATGATGAAGAAAAATTGGTGAAAATTTTCAAAAATTTGCCCCGGGGCGCGCGGGGCAAGCCACTCAAGGCGGACATGGCCCGGGCCTCGAAGAATTTCATCAAGGAAATAAAGAGGCGCGTACAGCTCAAGAAAATCAGGGAGGCGTACAAGGCTCGGATTGTCGTGCCAAATTGGATACCGGCAAACAAACGAAACGCCTTCTCCCAAACTCTTTTGAATCTGGCAACGGCACCAAATGCCAAGGGGAAGTTGCCGACCCGTGCAGCTGTTCGCCGGGGCTTGTCCGCATGGCTCCGGTCGCAGTTGCCCCAGCAAGCCCTGGCGGCCCGGAACGTCGAGAATGTCGCGACGGGTATCGTGCGGCGCGTGCCTGCATGGAACCCGAACGTTATAAAGACCCCCAACTTCCCGTCTCCGAATGTCAAGAGGCTCGGGACGCCCCGCCGAAAGGCGCAGGCCCCAGCGGCGCCCAAAAAGGATCCTCGGGAGAACAAGGAGTATGCTCTTCCGAAAACTGAGAATGTTGAAAATCTCGCCAACGCCATGATGGGTCTCGGGCTCCGGGTCGGAGCGACAAACAAGTACTCGTGGACTCAGCTGAAGAACGCAGGCGTGCCCGAAAAATTCAAAAACACGTGGCTCAAGAACGTGGCGGGCCTGAACGCGCCCAACGCCCTGAGTGCCCTCAAGACGGCCAAGGCCCGGGCCAATTGGCTCGCGGTCCACAAACCGCTCCTAAATAAAGAGGCGTACCAGGCGCTCAAGAAGCACAAACTCGTACTGAATCAGTTGAACAAGAACAGGCGCGCGGCGGCCAAGGCGGCCCGCTAGGTCACACACTCGAGCACGTTGAAAATTTTGTACATGAGGGCAAAGAGGGCATCACGATCGCCTATATTTTTAGGGTCCAAAATCTCGAGCTCCACCTGCCACGTGGTGTCCTCATCCGCATCCTTGTCCTCTGGATCGCCCTTGACCTCAGTCAGGTCGATCGAGAGGTTTTTACGCACGAAAGACCATCGCTTCTTGAGTCGTACAGACTCCATCTCGGTGCCGTCATGCTCATAGGGCTTTTCGAGAGACACGCCCAGACGCACGTCAAAGGGATTTCCCTCGAGGCCAAAGTCAACGTTGGCGCACTTGACCTTCTGGACCGCAACAGACTCGTCCGTGTTCTCGTTAACGGTGATGCGTTTGTTTTCGAGACCGTAGTAGACGGAATAGATGCCCTCGGAGACGGACTCCCACCCGTCGTACTTTTTCAGGGCCCGCAAGAGGCGCTCGAATGTTGGGCGTCCGATATTCGTATCGAATTTCTGGGCCGTTTTGCGTCCCAGACGGAACTCAATCTCCACGTGCTCCTTGGGAGCCCACTGACGAATTACCGGCTCGAACGTATCAAAGATCTTTCGGGCCGTTTCCATCTTTTGTTTTAAAGTTTGAGCGCTCGTTTCTTTTATGTCTCTTCCCCGGGGCCTTCCGAACCTCGGTGCAACGTGCTGGCTCAACTCGGCCGTGCAGTGTCTGGCCCACGTCCCCCTCCTCGTCAATACGTTGAACCGAGAGCCGTATGAAGGTCCGTGTGATGTGACACGGGAAATGGGACACGTCTTCAAGTCCCTGTGGTCGACCGATGGCAGTCCTGATCCCGGCCGCTTCATTCACGCGTTCAGAACTCGTTTTCCTCGGTTTGATCCGGGACAGCACGATGCCCAAGAGGCCTTTTTGTGTCTCGTGGATGTGCTCGAGTCTTCACTCGGAAAAGAATTTATTAAAAAAATTTTCAACGGTCAAGAAATTCAGGAGACGACCTGGGACGGCGGGCGGTCCGAGCTCGTGTCTGATTTCGTGACTGTCATGTTCAATTCCGAGGGGGCGGCCGAGACGACCCTTGAGGACCTCGTCAAGGAGCGCGAGCGGCCCGCGTCCCTCGAGGGGTACGTGGATTCGGAGGGCCGGAAGCACGACCGGGCCGACGTGACGACGCGCGTGACCATGTGGCCCTGTGTGGTCACATTCACCTTTGCATGGTACTCGGGTACCAAACGCACAGTCATTCTGCCCGAGGTTTTTCAGGGTCGGTGGTACCTCTTTGCAGTCGTTCTCCACGCGGGAGGGGTCCACGGGGGTCACTATGCCATGGCTGCCCGGTTCAGAAACAAGTGGTACATGAAAGATGATGCCCACGTGTACGAGATTCCGGAGGCGCCCCGGAGAGGACCGTTCTATATGGCGTTGTACAGGGCGCAAAATTCCCCAAGTTGAATGTTTTCTCGAATATTCACGATGGTCCTAAAGTATGTCCGCCGATTGTTCGGGTGCTTCTTGTCGGTGCGTATCTTTTCAACATACCAGCCGAGGTCCCCGTAACCACACTCGACGATAGTCCCATCGGGCAAGTCCCGGCGCGCATTCACCCCGTGGAGCGCCGCCTCCTTGTATGGAACGCCCCGATCCTGAACAAAGAGATCCGTTCCGTGCAATAGGGCAAAGTCTATGGTTATGCGTTCACGGGGTTTCCACTTGAAAAGCGTCTCGTGAGTTCCGGTCCGCACGGGTTCATCAACAGGTGTGAACACGAGCCCGTCCGTTTCCCATGGTAGCGACTCGAGGTCCGGGAGGGGGCCTGGCCATGGGCCCATGTGTTTGACGCGTATTTCAAATGGGTCCTTGACTGACCGCACGACAGATTTGAGGAGGGCCCGGGCCGCATCAAGTCGCTGCGTAAGAGGCTCGCGGTGAACATCAGTGCCCTTGACGCACACAGCATCATGTATCAGAAAGACGGGTTTGGCCCCTCCACGGACCGCGACAAGTTCACCATCGAGGATGGTCCCTCGGGGTATCATCGTGCTGACCGTCACGGTATCAAATGCCCTGTTGACGAGAAAGGCGGCGCGTTTGCCATCCAATTCGAGACTCACGAGGAGGTGTCTGACACCGTCCGTCTTTTCACACACGACGTAACGTCTCTTTTTAAATTCTTGAAAGTGTCTCCGTTCTATAGAGACGGGTTGCGGGCCTGGGAATCTCTCGCCATCAGAAGATTCCCAGGCCTGTTGAATAAAATCCTGAATCTGTTTTTTCATATTATGATGAAAGGGCACGTTGGCTCTAACTGGGTGAGCCCTCAGGGCGCCAACTTGACCCCGGCCGTCTCGAGAATATTCCCGACACACTCGTGCACGAAATGACAGATGACTGTGGCTGACGTTACGGCACCAATCTTGATCCCGAGACCCTGTAGGACACGGAACATACTTTCGTCCCCGGGGAGTTTCACGGGAATCTTGTCGCCCCGGATCTTTTTGTCGACGGGTCGAGCATCCATGGCCCATACGCGCGCCTCTGTACTCTGGACCTCGTAGAGGGAGTCTCCGAGTTTCTTTCCGGTGACCGTATCAAAATCGAGCCCCCTCTGGTTCGCTGGCTCCGTAGATCCCGCAAGTGTCTTCTTTTTGAACGAGTCCCAATTAATACCCTCCTTGACGGCCGGAAACACGAGAACCTGGAGATTCTTATCGAACGGAAGAATCGCCTTGATGAGAGAGTCTGCGTCGAGATTCGTCCCGTATTCGAACCACACGATGCGCTCGCCCGACTTGATGAGTTTGGCCAGACCCGACTTGTCATTCACAAAGGCTATGTCCAGATGAATACCACGCATCATACACTGCATATGAATATTCATGACGGAGTGAAGTGTCGTGGCGCTCACAGACTTGTTCTTCGTGACCATACATACGTGGAGGACAGACATTGATATTTAGATGTCTCTAAGCCTTAAGCCCCAGTTAAGAGCTTACTTCTTAAGCATAAAACCCATTCTGGAGGATTTGGCAATCCAGAAAACCCCTTCTCTTTGTACATGCGAAACGATTTTTCAAGTTCGATTTGAGTAGAAGACTTCTTTTTTTGTTTTGGGGTTTCGGTTGTGAGTGGGCATATGGGAATACGAGGATCAAGTTGATGAGTGACGTCTTGTCCTATATCAATAGTCTTTCCATTATCCAAATTTAACCAGTAATGCCTCCCCCACTGATTTTTATAGACGAAAAAGCCCTCTATTAATTCAGATTTGATTCCGTGTTTTTCAAGGAGTTCTTTTAATAAAATTGATCCGATTAAACAACACCCACCAAGGTAGCGCATTTCGAGTTCGACGGCCACCTTGTCGACGAGAAGTGAGAGGCTGACCTCTTCACGCGTCATCATATTTGTTGTTGCAGTTGAAGGATTTTCAGCGTATGAGCTCCAGAACATACGATCGCGTTCAGTCATTTTACTCTACTCTACACGCGCTCCTGCGCCTTAAGCCGCTCATCCATCACTCCATGGAATCGAATATTTCCAACGTGACCGAGAGTTGTTGTCACGTCCGCATAGATCTTTCCGTCCATTTGCTGCCACCTCCTACAAAAGGCGTAGTCCTCCGAGAGGTACCGCCGAGTCTGCGGGTCGATCATGCAATCGAAGCAGGCATGATACTCGTCAAGGTCCCTATTCTGGTGGTCATTCACACACTGAAGTTCGGGGTACTTCTCGGCCATCTTCGCAAAGACAGAGCGCTTGATGAGCATAAACCCCGTGGGACCGTCGAGCACCTCTGTGAATCCATTTCGGACGGGCGTATTTGAATACTTGAAATTCATCACAAGACTCGAGCCCATCTTGTTCGGGTCGCGATTGTCGCCCGCCTTGATGCCCGTCTCGACCTGGTCCCACATAATGCACTTCTTCGGGTAACAGGCCACAGCAACGTCATGCTCCGACTCGATGAGACGCATGACGGACTCGGGATCAAAGTGAATGTCCGCATCGATGAACAAAAAGTGGGTCGCCTGCGTCTTTTGCATGAAACGAGCAACGCCCAAGTTCCGGGCCCGGTGCACAAGCGACTCATTCTCGGTCGTGTCGAGCATCATCTGAACGCCGCGGGCTGCACATAGACGCTGGAGACGGAGGAGAGACTCGGCGTAGGCCGCCAGACAGACGCCACCGTAGCACGGGGTACAGACAAAGAGAATGACTGACATTACACACGAGAGCACTCTAACCCTTAAGTATTATCGCTTCGAGTTTCGTGATTGTCGGAACTGAAACGTCACAGATTCTTGCAAGGTCCGCCTTGGTGACGTTCCAAGACTTGAGCATACTAAACATGACCGTGGCGGCAATAGCTTTTGGGGTCCGTCCTTGGAGACCCACGTGATCTTCGAGCTCCTTGCACCGGGCGATGAGCTTCATACGCGTGCGCCCCCGCTCGGCATCGGGAATTCCCGTCACGGCGTTGAAGAATCGCGTCACCACGTCTGCAGCAGTCGTGACAACTACCCGCGTGTCCGGATTCTGGTCCAGAAAGGTCTCGGTCGTACGGGCAAGGTCCCTCACGGGAATTTCAAAGGCGGCGGCGATTTCCTGCGTCGTCCGAGAAATTCCCGACTCTTTGCACGCCTGAAAAATGCAATTCGCCTTGACGCCTACACGGACCGCTCCGCGAGTCAGGACGGACTCGCTAAACTGTTTGTACTTGGTCTTGGCGGCACTCATGACCGAAGGAGGAAGTCCCAGGATGTCGCGCCCGACCCGGTCCATATCTGCATACGAATGAAAGAGGCTTCGGTCCTTGTGATTCATGGACATGTGGAAATTAATTCGGGCCATGCGTTTCATGGCATAGCTCTGGTTCCTCCTCACATGGATGATTGTGCCCGTGTTCCACCCTTCACTAAAATGGGCCAGGTCCGCAGGGGCGCCTACACGCGAAGGATCTGCGCCACCACCGCCATCATCCCCGGGACCTCCTCGCCATTCAGGCTCGTCAGAAATAAAAGCCTCATCGGTCCGACCACACGATGCACACGCCAGGAGACCGTCGTGATTGAAAACCTTCGTGCCGCCGCACGTGCATTCATAGTCGGGGCGAAAAACGGCCGAGCTCTCAGGGGCCTTGTTTGATCTCAAGACGTCAAAGTCGGCCCATATACGTTCGAGGTCGACCATCTTTTTGGTGGTTAACCACCCGAAGGCGCGTTAGGCTCTTGAGCAAAAAACCTGTTTTTCTAGTAATGGACTACCTACTGACTGCAATCGCCATCGCTTTGGTGTGTCTGGCCGCCTGGCTCGTGTACAAGCGCTGGGTCGGACGGTACCGTCAGCACCCCGCGGAGGAGACTGAAGAGGACGAAGAGCCCGAGCCCGAGGTCGTTCAGAAGGCTGTTGCCGAGCCTCCTCAGCCCGCCCCCGAGGCCGAGGAGAAGAAAGATGCTTGAAATTTTATAGAATCATATACCAGAGGAATGCTGAGTCAGGTTGACGCAGCATCATTAAGTGAACCCTGGAGGTACGAAACCAGGAGGGTCCGTCTGAGAAATGTCAGGCCCGTACCCGAGCCCGTACCTCCACCGTTTAGTCTAGGCGATTTCATGTCCATGTTCGGAGCGGGTCCAGGACCCGAAGAGTACATTCACATCAAAAAGATTAGCGTCAAAGATGTCGGAAATGCTTTCAAAAAGGCGGGGACAAACTTGGAAAAGGGATTTGAAAGCACTGGTAAAAATCTCGCGGCAAGTGCCAGGGCCTTGGGAAAATGCAAGCCTTCAGATGTGAAATGTATAGGAAAGAACCTCGGGAACGCCATCAAGGATGGTGTGGAACTCGCTGTACCTATATCCACGGCCGTTGCTTCAGAAGTTGGAAACGGTAATCCCGATGCAGGATACAAGAAAATAGGAAAACAACTCTATTCCATCACGGGAATCGAAGGGATTGTGAACGATGTCAAGGCTATAAAAGCATGTGGTGGTAATGCCGCATGCATAGCCAAGAACCTCGGACAACTCCTCGCCGCTGTCGCCGCCATGGCATCTAACGCCATTCCAGGAGTTGGTGAAGCGGCGGATGCCGCAGAGGCGGCGGGGACGGCTGCACAGATTGCCCTCAAGGCTGAAAAGATGGCTCAGGAGGCTCAGAAAATAGCCAAGACAGAAAAGGAACTTAAACACGCCGTAGAACTCGAAAAGGCGGCCAAGGAGGCGAAGGAACTCAACACGGCGGCCAAGGAATCGGGAGATGTTGAAAAGCAGAAATCGGCCCTTGAAAAGTTCAAAAAACTCAACGACAAGATGCAGTCTGTCCAACAGAATACCCAGGACACCGCTAATCAGGCCCCTGTTGCAGACTCGGGCGCCCAGCCTACCCAGGGGGGCGGCATCACGGGAACAGAAGTCGCGGAGGGTGCGGCCGCCCTTGCCGCTGGAGGTGCTTTGGCCTATGGCGCGAGTAAAGTACTTGGGGGAAGGGGAGGAGAGACGGCAGCCGCTCCCGTTCCGAGTGGACCCGTCGTGGTCACCCAGCCCGCCCCAACAGTCGTCACACAGCCCGCCCCAACAGTCGTCACACAGCCCGCCCCAACAGTCGTCACACAGCCCGCCCCAGTTGTTCTTCCGGGCGCAGGATTCCCAAGTATAGAACTGAACATACAGGTCGCAGGTGAGGGGGGTGTTCTGACATCCGGTACAGGTGACGAAGTCATAGGCGGTCCGGGTGGCGACGAGCAAGAGGAGGAGCGAGAGGAGGAGGAGGAGGCCTCGCCCGGGGAGGAGAGTCCCGGATTGCTTTCGAAAATCAAGTCGGCACTCGGTTTTGGTGGTTCCTCTGGGTACGACGGATCTCGTGCCAAGTTCCGTCTCGGTCTTATGATTTTTATAATTTTTATTTTCTTTCTAATTTTCTAGGTGTACAAGTAGAATGGAAACGTACAGAGGAGTCGCGCAAAGAGCAGAGGCTGCCGCCGCCAAAAAGGCCGAGGGCGCCGTGGCCAAAAAGGCCGAGGGCGCCGCCTCGTCCCGAGTCAAGAGCGCGGTAGAGTCTCAGGTTGAGAACGCCGTGACCGGCGGTGGCGGCGGCGGCGGCGGCGGCGTGGGGTCATCAGTGATCAGCGCCGTGACCGGCGGTGGCGGTGGCGGCGTGGGGTCGGCACTCGGGGCCTTGACCGGTGGTGGTGGTGGTGGTGGTGGCGCATCACCAGGTGGGGCGTCCCTTGTGGGC